CTTGGGGTTGGTAAGTTAAAGTATCCACCAGGGTTGTAGTTTGCTATAGCTGGTGGGGTTTTGAAAACAGCAAGCTTTTCTTCTAAGTTTTTTACTCTATTAGAATACTCGCTATCATTTTCAGGAATACGTAGCTGTTGATTTAAGTCTTCAAAATATTCATTGAACATTTCAAGTTGAACCTGTGTACCTATTTTATTGTATTCGTCGGGAGTTAAGTACCCGCGACTTTCTTTATTTAATATCAACAAAACAGTTCTATATACTGTGTCTACGCTTATTGCCATTTTTAATGTTTATTAATTATAGCAGTTAGGCCACCTTTAAAGCGGCCTATCTACTATATAGTATTACATGTTTATCTCAGCTTTTTCTCTATTGACTTGAAAACATCTACACCTTCATCGGTTTTAAAGTAAGCAGCCATTGCTGAATAAGGGTTTTCGTCAAAAGGTACGGTCATTAATTTTGCACCATTTGTAGCCCAGGTAAATGTTCGTTGATCTGAGGATAAAGCAATTACGCCTTGCTCTCTAGCTACAATAGCTACATTTCTTAACTGAACATTATCATCATTGGCTAGCTCTAAGAACAGCCCGGGGTTTCTTTTAGCAAATAATAGCAAATCTCTTTTAATCTCCTTAGAGGTCATTGAAGTAACCTTAGATCCAAGCTCTGTTCGCATTATTGCTTCACCCATATCAACATCCATATCTCTTGCTGCATTTAAAGCATCAATCTGATAGTCTAAAAAGTCTAACTCATCAATAGCATCTGCTACGTGATCAAACTCCGCATATTTTTTACCTATGCCTGGATGGTATAATGACAAAATCTTTTGTAAGGATTGACTTTCCTTAGGAACAAATAAAGTCCCATTTTTAAATATGATGTGCCCTAATGTTGCATCGCCTTTTTGTTCATCTCTAAACGGTGAGTTTTGATTAGTTGCATATCTTAATTCTCTTTGTTCCATTTTAACATCATCAAACCACAATAAAGGAAATCTTTTTGAATGCCTAGATTGTATTGTATATGTTAACGGAGATTTGCCATGTAATAGATAATAATTTCTATCTTTAATTTCCCACGTTGGTTTTGTGGGTTGAACTGGTGCATGGTTTGCAACAGTTGGCTGAGGAGCAACCTCAACTTTTTTTGCTGGAGCTTTTTTAGTAGCCATAATATGATATAATTTAATAGTTTATAAGAGTAATAATTACCCCCGTCAGTACAACGAGGGTAAAGATTACAGTAATTTACTCTTGTCTAGACAGTGAACAATACAAAATTGTTTGCTCCTTGTACACAAAGACATCTTTCAGAAAGGAAGTGTACCTCCATTGCATCAAGATCAGAAGTAGCTGCACCAACAGATCCAGTCACCCAATTCTTCATACGTCTATCATCAGCTTGTGAAGCTCTGTATCGTACGTGTAAGAATGGACGTCTGATGTTTGTACCTAATACTTGATCGTATACAGTAGATGTTCCAGCAGGAACTAATACACCTTGAATATCTCCAACTTGTGAGCTAGTCAATGGATCAGCTGCACCTCTTGTTGAAGCATCATTTAAGTATTTCCAGTCAGTCTTATAGAAATCGTAAGATCCTCTACGGAAACCTGAGAAACCTAAGTTAAGTGCCATTTCTTCAGAGTTTTCAAATACCCCAAAAGAACTACCACCACCATAAACAGCTCCAGCGCCTGTTGGAGAACCAACACCAGAAAGCATATCATCAAAAGCCAAATTAGAAATTCGGTTTAAAAATAACATGTTTTCTTCAATTGCACCTTGCGTGTCTAAGTTTTGTAGGATTTCATCAAACTGTCCTAATCCAGTTGCAGCATCAAAGCCACTGTTTACATTTCCTCTGTCATTAATAGCAGCAAAGAAACCTTGTGTTCCTTTTTTACCGCTAGCTAATGCTTTAGATCCTGCAGCAGCAAGCTCACCTTCTACCATTGACATTTCTAAGTAATCTTCAAAACGTAAACGAGTTTCAGATTCAGCTTTTAAATACCATAAGTATCCAGATGTTCCGTCTTCAGTCGCAACTTCAACCCATCCAATTTGTGCAGTATCAGATCCAGATACAACGTATTTGTTTCGGATAATGATTGGAGAGTTAGAGAATTGTGTAAAAGATGGAGTAATGCTTTGGTAATCGTCGAGTGCCAAGGTAGAACCTTTTGCATATTCAGAACCATAAACAAATATCTTAAGTCCTGTAGCTCCTAGTCCACTTGTATCAGCAGCAGTATAAGGTGCTACTTCAAGATCTCCAGTTGCAACGTCAGAAGACAATACCAATGCTTTTAACTCAGCATTAGTAGCTGGGTCAATTATTACAATAGTTTGATTCTTAGAAATAACATTTGCCACGTAATCTTTAGGATCAGCAGGTGTTAAATTTAAAGGAATTTGAATAGTACTAACATTCCCTATAACAGCATTTGTAACGCCAGTATAAGATACGTGTAATCTATTTTGTTCAGACCAAATTACTTGATCAGAAGTCATAGGCATTTCTGCTCCTACCATACGTAAAAATCCAGATAAAGTACGATTACCGTATCTCTCTATTTCTTGCTCGTATACTTCTGGTAAGTATTGTTCTGCGAAAGCCGTAGTGGTTCCGTCTGTAAAGTTTAGATAATTGCTATCTAAAGCTTGTTGTTTTTGACTCGGTTTAATTGAGCCGAATTGTGGGGCTAAAGCCATAATTTTTAATTTTTAAATGTTCGTTTTTTAATTTTTAGTTTTGAAGAGTCTGCTCCGCTAATTGATTTTACTTTTAGTCCATTAACAAATACGCTGCCAGGGGCTGATTGTCTAACATCTGTTTGAATGTTATTTGACTTAGCTGTTATGTCTCTAACAGCATCAGCTTTTCCTTGTTCGTAAAAGTGCTGAGCTAAAGTGTCGGCATTTCGTGCGGCATAAATGGCTTTATGATAATCAGCGTAATTTTGAACTTGTCCTTTTTCGTTTAGAAACTTTCCAACTACGGACTTTAAATCAGATTGATTGTCTTTTACAGCGTCAGTGTCTTTTACAGAATACCTAAACTTCTTTTCACCTACATTGAAATTAAAACCTTTAAAATCATTAGAAAAGTAATCATTGGTACCATTAATAAAAGCATCTCTTGACTGCACATTTACTTGCTCTTCCTCTTTGTATCGATTGAAAAAATCAACAGCTTTTTGTTGCTCTTGAGTAGCGCCCGGTCTCAACTTGATCTCGTCGTAATATTTACTCTTAAGTCCTTCTAAATAGTGTTTGGCTTTTCCAACCTCTTCCTTAAACGCAATTTTTCTTTTGCGTATATCTTTTTCATCGTCTAACTCTTCATCATATGAAAAGTCTTCTAATAAAATATTCACATCATCACCTTCTAAATAAGGCTTTGTTTTTGAATAATATTCTTTTAGTAAAGCAGTATCGTTTATAGTAGTGTAATCCGCATTTAGTCGTACGTAATCTTGCACGGTTCCTCCGGTTTCTTCCATAAACAAAACTAGTTTTTCAACGTTTTCTGGCAAAGGCTTTCCTGATACCCTTTCGTCTCTTACTGCTTCTTTTATTTCAGCTTCCACTTTTTTAGTTTCTTGCTGAACTTCTTCTTCTGTTATTTCCTGTAGCACAGTGTTTTCAATCTGAGCTGTTGTGGTTTCTTGTGGAATTTCCTCTACCACTTCTTGTACTGCTGCTGCAGGCTCTGTAGTCTCCTCAGCCGGCTGATCAATTACCACCTTAGTAACATCTGCTTCTTTTGGTTGACTTAAATCAATTTTTGCTGGAGCGCTTGGCTCATTCGAAAATTTTCTAGGAGTTTTCTTTTTAATTTTAAACTCCCCCTCTTGTTTTACTGTTTCTGACATAATATAATATAATTAAATAGTTAAAAATTTACTTTAATTGGGGTCAAATTGCTCTAAACCAAACCCTCCTAATACGTCCATACCCGAGGACTCAAAGTTTTTTGGTGGTGAATTGTTTTGTCTTTGATTAATCAATTCGCTTTGTTGCGAAGCTACTATTTTAGCTCGGCCGTCTTTACGATCTTCTTTGTTGTTCTCTTTACTTATTTGACTCTGGGAATTTGCCATAGCAAGTTGCATATTAAAATCAAACTCCGTTTGCATTAATTGCTTCTTTATAGCAGCTTCTTGTTGTAGCTTTTGAACATCAAATTGCATCTTAGCTTGCTCTAACTGTATTTTTTGTTCTGTTAAAACTTGTTGTTTTTGTGTTTCAGCCAAAGCAGTTTCTTGAGCTAACTGAGAATTTGCTTGTGCTTGTGCTTGCATATTTGCCTGCTGAGCTTCTTGTTCTCTTTTAGCTTTTTGCTGTTGGCGTACTTTTAAGAATTCATTAGCTGTTTTAATGTTTGCGATGTTTCTAATATCTATAGCGTCATCTAATCCAATTAATCCAGCAGACAATGCTGTTTGTACATTGTTGTCCATTTTAGCTCTTTCCTCATCGTCTGGCTCTAATTCTAAGAATATACCGAAGTCATGTAATTGCAAAGTAGACAACTCCTCCAAAGTCCCTACGTTATAATTACTTATAGATTGTTTTAATGATTGTGCTGTTAATGGATATGCTAACGCATCTGCTAATCGTAGTGCGATGTTTTCACAAGTTGACAACGTTAAATATAGTTGAGCCTGTAGTATGTGTCTTGTAGCTGTATTTGAATTTGCAGCTGCTATTTTTTGTAAACCTACTAAAGCATTTTTGTCAGGTGTACTTCCGTCCCTTGCTTCGTTTAATCCAGTGACATCTCTAATCATTTGCAAATAATACTGATATGTACTTATTAAAGCACTCAGCTTGGCTTGTCCATTAGATGATTGTAATTCCTGTATAGGAACTTTACCTCTATTTAGTTCACCATCTTGTGTAAGTGATCTACCTACAATACTACCCGTTTGGAAATACATGTTAAGCGCTTCTTGGGGATTATAGTTTGTACCATTCCCTAAATCAACCTCTGATAAACCATCAATGTCAAGATAGACCCCGTCAGGAACCATTCTTGATAATACTTGTTGTATTTTTAAATGCGTTAGCTGGATCATATCAGCAAAACCAGTAACTCTACTTACTAGTGATTGCACTTTTCCTTTATACATTCTAGGAGCACAAATAGAATAGTTCATTTTAACTTTAGTGGTGTCAGCAGATGGTCTGGTCATATTTTCTGCCATCTCCCATTTAAGCATCATATTTTGCCCAAGTATTTTAGCTCCACTATATAAAACCTCTATGCTCCTGCCTACTCTTTCAAAATTATCATTCTTAGGAGGGTTAAATGTGTCTGGCTTTTCTAGAGCTTTCTCAAGACCTTGGTCTGTTTGCTTTATTTTAAATATCTGATCACTGTACGTTTTGTATTCAAAAAATAATACGTTAATCTG